ATGCCCCTGTCTCGTAGGCATATTTTCAGCAAAATTCCAGAACTCACTACCTTCGTACCTAAAAGCCTTGTTGATGCCTATGTAAATATTTGATGCAAGGTTCTGTGAGTTTTGTATCGCAATCGTATCTACAACACCATTCACAATATCTGTTTCGTGGAATTTATTTGGCGATACTTCAGGTGAGGCAAGGACATTATCCGCACTTATGCCAGCGCGTTTTGCTGCGTCTTTGTACCTTTTGCTCAGGCGTTTTTTAATTGCTGCCCCAGATCGCCCTGACACTTCAATAATTGCGCTATCAGACAACTTTGTCCCAAACACCGTACTTGCAACACCGCTATTACCTATAACAAATTGTGCTGTAATTTCTGCATTAGTTCCTGCAGTTGCAGAATTCAAAGCATATTTCGAGTGTTCAGCGCGCAAATTCGCTTGCTTCATGTCCGTAAGCAAACGTGGGCTAATTTTATTTACGACACCTTTTAGGACTGCAGTAACAGGAGTTGGGTCAACCTTGTCCATGTAGTTAAGGGAATCTCTGACCCACCCTTGAACTCTAGATGCTTGTTGAGTTTTTATGGCATTAGTTGCTTGCCCGTTATCTCCGAACATCGCCTCCGACACAGTTCCGAGTTTGGACTCAGAAGTTTCGTCGTAATACTTAGCAGTTTTATTAGCAGCCCAATCTAACTTGTATGGCGTAATAATGCTGCTGTATGCACCTGGCTTGTTTACAACTGTTGCTCCCCCTAAATCTAACCAAGAAACAGCAATGTCATTAAAAGCGTCTAGCGTAAAAGCAGGGGTGGTTGCAACAGGCCGAACTGAAGGGTCAACAGCAAAGCGTGTTTCAATAGCATTCACAATATCTTTATTAGGATCTGCAAAATTTAAAGAACTGTCTCTGTCTTTAAGAGTTTTAGCGAGTTGTTTAAATTCAGCGTCATCAAATAAAATCTTTCGACGCTCATATGCAGCTACTGCTACATCGTAGTCAAAAGTTTCAGGCTCAGGCCCTTTTGCAAATCTAATTCTGTCCTTCAGGTTCTGAACAGCAGCACCTGTTGCTGACGGAATATCCCTAATAGCACCAGGAGTTGCAATAGCAGCTTTTGTCCCTGTTGTTGCAGCTGCGACTGTCAGCCTTGTCCCACCAACTGCTGTTGCTTTCAAAACTTTACTTGCAGTTTTTATATCGTTAACTATTCCGATATACGGGATTACATTTATCGGGTCAAAAATAAACTCTAAAGTGCCTTTTACATATTTGGGCAAGTCAATATCTTGGTATGCGCGCCGTGTTGCTCGTATATCGGCGTTCATATTCGTAATAGTGGCTTCATCCCAAGACTCGCCTGTTTCCTCTTCGTAATACTTTTTACGGAGTTCTTGGAATTGTTTTTCAACTCCAAACAAGTCGCCCGGTGTGAGCGCAGCAAGAGGAGTGAAAAAACTAGAAGCACCTATTTCAGCTCCCCGCTGCAACGGGTTAGCCCTGCGTGATGCTTCAGTACCAGCAGCAAGGAACTCTCGAAGGCCACCCGGCTTTCCTGCCTCTTCTCGCTCTTCCATGACCTTGCGAAACTGCTTGTCAAATTCTTGGTCGCCCGGGAATGCTCTTGCCACAACTCCGGTAGCGGTATTTATTGCAGGCTCAATAACATCAACTGCCCCTTTTGCTACATTTTCTATAATGCCAGAGCCTAGAAAAGATCCGAACTGGAATCTTTGTTCTGGCTCAGGAGTTACAACAGGGGCAGGCTGAGGAACAGTTGGCGTAAGTTGAATTTCACCAGTTGGAGTTGTTTCGGCAACGCTAGTTGTAGGGTCTTGTAAATAAAGATTGGCTTGCTGTATGGCTAATTGTGTGGCTTGAGCTTCTTCAGCAGCCTCTAGTTGCTCTTGCCGTATCTTTGCATTTCGTAATGCAATCTCCCGACGGCGCGCTGCACGAGCTTCTCGCTCTCGTTGCTGGCGTTCTTCTTGAGAACGCAACTGACTGAGAAACTGTTGAGTCTGTCGCTCAAATGGATTGGTACGAAAAGGGGTTACCATATTAGTAGGTAAAGCGCGTCGTTCTTTGCGCTCCTAGCCCTCCAGGTCGTGTCGAAGCACCAAGCGGAGTTACTTCTTGTAAAAAGGGCGTAAGTTGTTTTCCAGACATTCCTGCCTCTGCTTCAAAACCACCACGATCAAAAAGGTCTGCCCTTTGATACTGACCTACTGTTGGTCTAAAGCCCGGACTTACTGCTGATACAGGTTGAGTTGTGCTACTAATATTTTGAGTAACAGGTTGATTAAAAGGCATCATTTCTACAGGTTCGCCATACTGTGGCGGAGCCATGCCTGGCATACCTTCTTCACCCCCGGCAAAGGGGGGTGGATATACAGGGTTTATACCAGAATACTGTGGCGGAGCCATGTCTGGCATACCTTCTTCACCACCGGCAAAGGGGGGTGGATATACAGGGTTTATACCAGAACCCGGTTGCGTTTGAGTAAGTGGTACTGGTTGAAAACTTCCTGCGCTAAAGAACGGCGTTAGAGCCTGTTGTAATTGTTGCTCTCCTAGAACTCGCTGCAGTCCACCTAAAGCCTGAGGGCTTGTTTGGAATAATTGCGGGAGAAGTGCCATGCGTTGTTCAGCAAGGCGTTGTTCTGGAGATATTCCACCTCTAGCCTGCAATCCCGCCAGAGCTAGTTGCTGCTCAACATCAAGCCCGCCTCGCAAGATTGAGCCGATATCTTCAATAGTAGATCCTGTACCTAAAGCAGCAAACGGATTGTTTACACCTGCTCTTGCCTGCAACTCTGCAAGACTTTTTGCATCCGCTGCTGCTGTTTCACCCCCCATTCCAGCAATTACACCGAACGGAGTAGCAGTTCCGAATCGAGATGCAACATCTGCAGACGCTGCTCCGCGCTGTGTACTAAAGGCTTGCAGGGCAGCTTGGGCTACTGGTGACAGAACCTGTTGCGTTCCAACTTGTTTTTGCCTTACAAACTGACCGGCCTCGTTGAAAACATCTTCAAATACAGGAATTTCGCTAATGTACCGATCAGGGTTTGCGTAAAAGATATTCAAAATATCTTGCAAATCTGTAGCTGCAAAACCTTCAAGCTGAAGAGGGTCAGGAAAATTACTCGTCCATCCAGATTTATCGTCGTCTAGAATTTCTTCGCCATCAATTTCTTCGCCATCAGTTTCTTCGCCATCAATTTCTTCGCCGTCAGCTACGGTAGGAGATTCGCCATGCTGTGTACTAAGGACTTGCAGGGCAGCTTGGTAAGGATCTAAGTCAGTATAGTTTTGAATCCCATTAAGTAGAATAATCTGCTGTAACTCTGGAGAAAGTGCCTGATATTCACCATATCTGTCTTTCCAAAATTGAGGAAGATTTTCAGGAATTGTGCCATCCTGTGGTATAGCCATACCTGGCATACCTTCTTCACCACCAGCAAAACTTTGAACTTCAGCACCAGTCCCTTCCTCTACTTTTGCGTCAAGCACTTCATCTGCAATATCGTCCCATGTAGCTTTCCAAGCACTGTCATTCAAAAACGACACTGGCTGATGTTTATTGTGCCTGTTCTTCCTTTGATCTACTGGTATCAAACCGCCTTCAATGTTTCTATCCCAAGTGCCAACACCTCGTGGTGTATCCCTGTAATACGCTTTTGCTTGCTGCAACATATTCTCAACAGAACTGTTCAGGGTATCTCTCCCACCTAATTCTGCTAATCTTCGTATTGCATCTTCTATTTGCTCTTTGCCTATAGTGTGGTCTGCAAAATCCCCCTGCATGTTGATATGTTCAGCATTTCTCCACATATCAACAGGCAGGTTTACCGTACCGTCAGGGTTGATAGTTATATCTGCAAGTTTGGCATCCCATGAGCGCACTGCACCAGCTAGAAGAGCATTTTCTTGCGCACGTTCTTGCGCGCGCTTTCGTTCTTCCCTAGCAAATCTGTCAGCTTCCAATGCATCTATTTCTGCTTGAGTCATCCGGCGACCTTGCCCTCGATAGTGTATTCCAGGAATATCATACTGTGGTATAGCCATGTCTGGCATACCTTCTTCACCCCCGGCAAAAGGAGTTAAATAACCGAGCGAAAGTACTTGTGAACTTGACATTAGTTTTTCTCAAACGGGGTTAACGCATAGATATTTTTTCTAACACGTTTCTTAGGTTGCTTTACTTCCGGTATTTGATTTAGCCCTTTAAAACTACCCTCGACCTGACGCAGGTATCGTTCTGCCGTATCGTCGAACTTGCTAAACGCCATTTCTAACGGGTGAGTGCTTTTAGCCATAGCTAACCCCTCGCCCCAGGTGAGATGTCTGCGCCGGGTACTCGAACATTTCCTGATCGAGGTCCTGCTATTGCTGCTGCAGTTTGACGCATTTCATCTATTGATCCGGGCATTACCGGCCTTGTTGTTGTAGGTATTCCTGTACCGGGAGACTGAGGACGAGTCCCCATCTGGTTGCCGGGCTGGAAGTTGCCTGCATTCGGCAGCTGCATCGCACCCTGCGTATTCAAAATATTCAAAGCAGTTTCTTCAGGTGTTGGAGTTTGCGGAGAAGAAGTTTGTCCAGATGCTTCGATAATGTTTTGAATCGTAGGAATGCGACTTGCTGCAGCTGCCTGCAACTGCTCTTGAATTCCGGGCGAGTTCAAGAACTGTTCCTCAAGTATCTTAGCGCGGACTTCAAGAGGATTACTAACACCTCCCTTGCGAAGTGCCGTATCAAGGTCAACATATCCCGATCTCCACAAGTTGGCCCATAGGTTTAGTCTACGTTCTTGTTCTTCTGGGCTAACGGAGTTAATCCGAACAATATTAACGTAGTGTCCCTTGATATCTGACGGCTTGATTGCTGCATCAAGTACACCTGCTTCGGTTTTACCGAACACAGTAACTTTATCGTCGATAACAAGTTCAACAATGCGAAGAATAATTTCGCCTTTGTCTTGTAGTCCACGCTCCATAGCTTCTTTGACTGCACCGAAATTAAGCGATGCAATACCGGCAAGAACTGCTGTGTGATATCCAGATGCTGCGCCTGTAGGACGCTGACCTCGTGCTACTGCAGGAACAGTGTTTGCTTCGATAGCTTCGTCGAGGAATTCTTTTGCGATGCCGATTTCAGAAGGGGGTCGAGGAGTTTCTCCTACTCCAACTTGAACCTGCGGAGGCTTGATGTTCTTTGAGCCAGGAGTGTCATCCCATGCTGCCTGAACTTCTTCGGTAATACCGGGAGGGCCTGTAAATTCAAGAGTAGGCCACGCTGATTTACCAACAATGTCGATGTAATGAGATGCGAGCTGGCTCTGCGCCCGAATCATTTCAGTAGATCCGTTGAGCAATCCCATGTAGAGCTTTTCTGGCTCTGACGATCCTGTATCCAGCCCCATCTGAGGCCAGTACATAATCCACGGTAACTTGCCGTATCCATGACGGCGAGGCTCCATTACCCATTCGTTGTTGGCAACATACGCTACTTGCGATGCAGTCCAGACTTCTTGGAACTTAACGTAGCCTTTTGTGTACTTACCCCACTCAGGGAAGTGAGCCTGAACCCATTCTGCATCTACCTGGTACTCGTAGATAACCCAACGAGGCTGAGTACCGTTGTTCATATCCCATACTAAATTCTGCGGATTTACGGCAACAGATTTTATAGGCCACGTTATAGATCTCTTCTCGATAACATCCTGCACGCGCTGACGATAAGTGCCGTCTTCTTCCATATGCGGTGGAGGTTCTGGGAAGTCACCCCACTCGTTGGCGATAAACTCCAGTTTCTCCCACGCAATTCCGTACAGTCCTGCGTGTTTAGTAAGTTCTCTGTACACAGGAGAGCGATGCTCAATCATGTGGTGCGCGCCAGTTAGGAACTTCTCCATGTTCTCGGCGCGAGCCTGCCCTCGAGGGCCGGGCGGTGGAACTGATATATCGAGAAACTGTGGGCTAACGTGCGCTACGAGAGTATTGATTACAGATTGAGCAGTACCGAGTCGAATCATGGTTCCGTTTTCGGGAACACTAAAGTCAAAGTCATTCAGGAAAAAATCATCCAGCATCTTGCATTGACTTTTGAAGTTGCGGAAGATTTCGTTTCCGGTGGCAGATTTCTCTGCAATCCAGAATAACGACAGTTCAGGCTCATCCAAAGGGTTGGAAGCCTCAACATCTATGATTTCGGACGATTCGCTAGAAAACTGTAAAACCATTGCTTTGCAAGTCTTTTACTTTGTCTCTACGAGTTCTGCCTCTTGCTCATAAAGCTGCATCTTAGCCTTAGCTTTTTGCGCCCGGTAAGCCTGCATGAACCTGGTAGGTCTGTACGCCGGTTGTGGTCGAATAGGGTTCATTCTACGAATTGGACGGAGAAATTCAAAGTCCCCATCTTCGTAGCCTGGTGGATCACATGCCATCAATGCTAACAATTCTGCATCAACCCAGTCATCATGTTCGTTTGTTTCGTTGTAAAAAATATAACTTCCTGCGTTGCCGGGACGGATTGAAATGTCTTCTAACTGCCTGATTAGTGTTGACCAAGATGTTGGGAAACGTACCGTTCCGTTCTCCAGAGCAATGTAATAGTTCTGGAACAGTTGATATTTGCTTTGTGCGCTGAATTTGAACGGTTGAACGGGCATTCCGGTACTTAGCAGGTGGTCGAAAACAACATCTCCGAGTCCTGTGGAGTCAACTCGCATATCTCCGACGTTCCATCTGGTTACTTCGCTGGAAATAGTTTCTATCTGGCTAACCCAATCGTTGCCTGACATTTCGAGAGCGTGTACGGATTCGCGTGTTCTGGCGTTTTTTACTATGAAAACCGTGTAGTCCTGCTTTTTACCGAGGTCGAGGCCTGCAACATAGCGTTCTGAGGGGTCTGGAGCGAGCATTTCTGTAGCAACAGCAGCTTCTTGTATCTTGCTGGGTCTAAAGAACCCTCCTCCTCCGTCGGGTTGCTTGGCGAGATACATGCGTTCCCAGACAGGTTCGGGCATTGTTGCTTTTTCGTCGTGGATTGACTGCTTTTGTTTTTCCGACAAGAACACGTTGTCGAATGTTGTAGCTCTAAAAGCCTCGTAATCTTCGCTTGGGTTTTCGTTTGACCAGTTAAACAGCTTTGAAAACCAGTGATTGCGTGTAAACGGCGGGATTCCTTCGACACAGCCTCTGCCCAAGCGTCCTGAAGAGTTGAGCATAGGGCGTAGTTTGTTCCACGCAGCTTCTTTTATGTCTTGAGATTCTGTAACCCAGATAAAGTCTGGACCTGCTGTCTGTAGAGATTCTGGATCGTCAGCAGATTTTATTTCGATATAGCACTCTCGGCGCGCTATACCGGGTGTTTTGAGGTTCAACCAGACAGAACGCTCGTCTTCTTTCCAACCGTCGCCTCTACCTCCCCCTTGAGATTGCTTTCTGCGTACAACAAGTTCTGGGGGCATGAACTGTTTGAGTTCGTTCCATGCCTGTCGGGATTGTGCAAAGTTAGGAGCAACAACCCATACGTGAATAGCTGGCTCCAGGGTGTGGGTAAGATCTTCTCCGACTTTTAGCCCTGACGCTTCGGCCATTTCTTTAGTGGCGAGAAACGGAGTCTGAGATGCGGCAGTAATTGCTCGCATAAGTTCGGTAAGAACTGCTCGTCCTTTACCGGCGCGCCGTCCAGCCCATACGACTTTTATTCGGGCTTTAGACTCGTGGAATTTACGTTGCCACGGTGACGGCGTGTATTTGTACGGCATATTACCTGTTTAGCATTTCTTCCAGTTCGTAAAGGCTGGACTCGCCAGATATATCGGCAGTAACAGGCGTTTTGGCTTTGTTGTTATTTTCGACAGGCAGGTTTGCCATAGGTTCTATTTCCAACAAGCCTGTTTTATCTATCAACTTGCTTTCGGAGCTGGAGATCTTACCCGTTTCGGATTTTATAAACGACGTTATACCCGATTCCATCATGTAGACCCGCTGTAATGCAGACCAACGAACCTGGTAGGTAAGCATTGTGCTGCCGTTACGACTCGGAACATAGGTTGTGCGGTAGTCGTAACCGTTTTCGACAAACTCGTTTACAGCCTGCTTGAAGGTCTTATTGTTTTCGACAAGGGCAAGAGTCTTCTTGTAATCCCAATCGAAATCCTCGCACATCGTTTCTAACGCCTCTTCTCCGACACCGTAAGACGGCAACGAGACAAAGATCCTACGCAACTTCCTAGACCATGTAGGCCATTCAGGATAACCCTGCAAAACCTGGTCTCGATAACGCTCGGCTGGAGTTCGGACTTTCGTCGAATTTCTTTTCGGCATAAAAACAAAATACAACAAAAAGCCCGCAGAACCAACTTTTAGGTGGAAGGAACCTAACCGACTGGAGTTAGTCGAAAAACCGGAGGACAGTTCTACGGGCTTCGGAAAAATACTAACACAGCAAAAATGTCGGAAAAAACAACATTCTTAGAAGGACAACATAACTTTTCTTTTTTTTTACTTTTTTTCTTTTTAACACACTTAACACACTTAACTAGTTAACACACTTAACTAGCTTAAAACTATGCTGGGCTGGAGGGACACCCCCTTTAAGGGGGGGGTGTCCCCCTCCTATGTCCTAAGGCTTTCTAAGTATAAAAAAGGACAGTCTGAGGACACTTAAGGACACTTAAGGACAGTTTTCGGAAAAGTGTCCTTAACACTTACTCCCCGATAGGACGGGACACCATAAATTAAAGAATGGTGTCCCTTACTTAAACATAGTGTCCTTAACTGTCCCTAACTCAAAATAGGACACTTTTGGACACTTTAGGACACTTTTGGACACCTACAAGAAAAGTGTCCTAGACAGGTTTGGACACTTTCAGGACAGGTGTCCCAAACAGGCAAGGCACAGTACAGGGCAAAAAGGCTGTGCAGATCTCAGCACTCAGAGGGGTGGAGAAACACTAGCAGAGAACTCAGCGCTCGGAAGGGGTACATATATATCTAATAGTGTCGCTACGTGTATCGGCGGTGCTGTGCTGCCAATGTTCGAGCGTGTGCAAACCTGGAGAGCATATAGCTCTCTCCAGGTCAACGCGTGTTCCTTAGGGTTTGCAATGTTGCCGGTCCACTAGATGCAAGCACTTGCATGTGCAAACGCTTGCAAGTAGCGACTCCCTCCCTCTCTCTTCCAGCGATCCCACACACTCCAGCCTCACCTAATCCGCGTGAATCTCTCGCCTACTTTTACGTTATGCGCGTACGTGTAAACCGATTGGGTGCTTTGGTGCTTGACATATACTACTACCCCGTGGTAATATAGATATATCGAAAGTGATAACGCTACTTCATACGAAGTGAATGTAATACGCAATCGCATACGATACGAACGTAAAAGTAAACCGAGGATAAACCGATATGGATATCTGCAACTGGTGCGATCAAGACTATTTAGCTCACTGCGTCGAATGTGAAGCTTGTTTTGATGAACACACAATCGACTGTCCAGATTACGACTAAACCAACCTAGCAAACCGAGGATAAACCGAGATGAAAACAACAATCACATACGACGAATTCGCTAACGCATTTTTAACTTCAGGAAGTTACTCAAACAAATTTTCACGAGAAGGACTGTCTGCATTATTCGACTATTTCGAGGAACTCGAAGATTCCACTGGCGAGGAGATGGAATTCGACATGATCGCCATAGCTTGCGATTTTACCGAGTACGCATCATTCGCAGAGTTCCGTCAGGACTACGGCGACGAGTACAAAACTTGGGAAGACGTATACGAAGATGCAACGATGATATCTGTCGGAAATGGAGCGATCATTCAAACCTTCTAACCTAACCAGCTTACCGGCGGGATAA